TGCCTTGCCCAGACCGTTGAGCCCCATGCATCGTTGTCACCGTTTTCCCAGTCCAGACATAGCAACGCCTTGCCAATGTAGCCAGACACACACGCCACGAATGCATCAGCTTCTGCGACAGGTGAGCCACCTTCTGCGTAGTGGTAGACGCCAATAAGCTTGCCGTCTGCGAGAGCACGCTGAAGCTGTGCGGTCATGTAGCGATTCATTGGCTGGGTTCCCTGAGTAGCCTTAGCGATGACGAAGTCAGAACCACTGTAGGCGGTCTCGACATTAGGGTGCGAATAACTCGCACCCAATGCCTGATAACCGCTGACATCAATGCCCCTAAGCATTGTTTACCTCTTCCTTTGGCTCTTCTGCTGGCTTTGTGTTAATTGGTTCAGCGTTGCCTGTCATGTAACTTGCAGGACGCTCAGAAGGCTGTACATAAGTCATAGCACGCGCAGAATCGCTAATGCCTTTCGTGGTTGGGTCAACAACAACGCCCACAATAGCCAGGACCGCAAAGAGTGCGTTGACAATGTCAGCGAGTTGACGATTCAGTGCGACAAAGTCCCACTGGTAGCCGAATGGTGCGGCAACTACCTGGATAAGTAAAAGCACTGCAGGGATAAGAGCCAGCCAAAAGGTGCGGTTCTTGATACGAACAATTACGTTAATCATATAAATCTCCTTAAATCAGAATTAGTGTGTATGTGTTTGTTCCAGGCGCTCTAGCCGTCCCGCCTGGTTGCGGGTCACGTCCTCGACCACTGCCAGACGGGTATCATGAATAGAGAGGGCATCACGGATATTCGTAATAGTCTCGTCAGTGCGTGCCATGTAAGCCGTGAAGGCTTTCTGCGTATCATCCAAGTCAATCTTGAGCTGCTTCACGCCTTCTTCAATGCGCACGAGTCGCATGGCATCTTCCTGACTTGCTCGGTTCATCGCCTTAGCGCCGTTAATGAGCGTCAGCACCATGCCGAGAAACGACACCGCAGCGACAATCTGTTCAAACGTTAATGGGTTCATCCTTCCACCTCCTACTCGAGACTCTTCGGAATGACGGAAACCACGCCAGAGCAATAACCGCTGTCATAGTTGTAGAAGTACACATGACCGTCTCCGCCGCCAGCTGCACCCAGCCAAATCTTGGCGGTGTTGTTTCCCTTCTGCGTACCAAGTGAGTAATATGCGGCATTCGATGGAAGTAGGTCACTAGGAATCTGTGCCGTGGTTGTGTATGTTGGATATCCACCAGTCAAGAAGCAATCAAGATACATCACGCCGCCACGAACACAATAACGAACACGACACGCGCCATCGTCTTGCAGAGTAGTCCATGGAGTGAACTTCAGAAGCTTGAGTAAATCTGCACAGTTTATGGCTTCTTGTTTCTTTGAGTCAACATTAACGCTTAAAGCTGAATCAGTTAATTTTAGTGACGTTGAGTGCTTACCGTCACCTCTTGAAGCCTTTACAGCGATTACTTTAGCGCCAATTGCAAAGTTTTCGGCTGGTTTTAAGAGAATATTGTTTGTCATTAAAGCCGTAGCCTTATAGCCTAAATTATCTTGATAATTAGCAGTAATATTAAGCACGCCATTATTCAAGTTAATTGTGTTGCTATCAAAATTAGCAATTTGCGCACCTGCGTCGTTGTAAATGCTCATACCTTGATTATTCACAGTAACGTGAGCAGCGTTCTTGTCTCCGACATGCGCACCGCTCTCATCGTGAGAAAAAGCGTTTGCCATATCATCAACCGTTGCCTTAACCTCTGCCGCCTTGTTGTTCGCTTCTGTTGCCATGGTTTTTGCCTCCTTTGCTGCTGTTGTTGCGTTCTTTGCGTCTGTGGCTACATGGCTCACTTCCTCTGCTGCCTTCTCAGCTTTAGCTGCGACGGTTTCGACCTTCTCCGCCGCCGCCGTTGCGGTAGTTGCTACGTCAGCAATCTTTTCTGTTGCTGCGTCAGCCTTCTTCTCAACCGCTGCTGCCTTCTCCTCGACTGCAGCAACTTTGATAGTGGTTGTGGCCGCGTCTTTAGCAATGTTTCTGGTTGCGTTAGAAAGAGAAGTAACACGCTTTGCAATACTTTCCTGCACGGACTCTTGTGAGCTCGTGGCTCCCTTTGTCAGTGTTGCAGTAATTGCGCCAAGCTTGTACTGAGTTGCGGTTGGGTTAGTGAGGTTGATTGTGCGACCTGAACAGATCATGTAACGCTCAATGCCATGTGGCCCACTCTTAACGAATACACGGTCTAAGAAGTCGATAGGTAGTGTTTGCTCATTGAGGTTGTGCAAGTCGAACGCTGACACCTCAATAGAGTCATCAAGCTTGCCCGCCGCAAGGTCTGCAACAGCCTTATCAGCAAGTGCTTGCGGTTTATCCAAGTCGTAGGACATCGTCTTTTCGATGAGTCCGTACTTCTCAACAGCTGTCATGTCTACGACTGCATCGCCCTGGATTGCAAAGCCAAAAGGAACATAAACAGTCTCAGCTGATACGTTGACCTTACGCTCATCCTCACCTCTGCCAGTCTTACCAACGGGGACAATGGCCGTGTAAATGTCTTTGCCGTCAACCTGTGTATCGAGGTCAAGGAGGTTACTGCCTAGCTCTACTCTCTGAGTAGCTTCTGCTGCGCCCGTATCTGGTAGCCAGTCGATAATAGATCCTGTTGCGTCATATCGCACACGCAACCAACCGCCGCACGCTTTTTCAAGCTTGTCGCGCATCTCTTTGAGCGTCGCGGGTCCTGTGCCTGTGCCACGTTGCAGCTTGCCATAATTCGCGCCAACATTAACGCCAATTCTGAACTTCTCGCACGCATTCATAACGTGTGCGTTGTGCTGCTCAATGAACCATTCAAAGAGTTTATTAGCTTCAGCAGGTGCGTTGATGTCGCACTCAATCTCATCGGTGTCATAGGTCTTGTAAGGTCTGACGGTAGTGTCATTGAGGTATGCCATCGCACCCTCGCAGGTTAGCTTCTTGCTACCATCAAACTCCATAGAGATTGCTCTAACACGACCACGGAAGAGTACAATGCCAGTCTCAAACTCGACCAGCTCAACCTCTCTGTTTGGAAGCATCACCGTGTCACGAGTGAAGCTATCCCAGAGCGGGTGCGTCGGCTGGATAGTAAGAGAAAGAGTCGGAGATTGCCCCGACTCTTCCTTTAAGGTACCAGCTGAGATTTGAACGTCTGTACGTGGGTCATGAAGCACACTACACGCATACTTCAAGATGTACATTTAAGCCACCCTCTCCCACATATAGACTGCTCGATATGGTGGCATGTTGTTATGTGGCTGACCGCCGCCGACTGCATCAACTTGGAAGCGGTAATTGGTGTAGGTGTCAGCCGAGCGCGCAGTCCACTGGCTACCACCGCCATTGTCCGTGCCGTAATGCATCGAAGTATCGTGGCTGTGTGATGGCATCTCGTTGATTGTCAGCGTATGAGTATCCTCGCCGCCTGTTGAGCCGGCTGGGAACTTCTGCGACTGAGCCAGGAGGAATACCCCATTCAAAGCCTGCCACGTACCGCCTAGAAACGTGGATGGGTCTGTTGGTTTGGTGCTCTGATAAATCGCACCTACTGGAAACATAGCATCCAGGAGGTCGAAGTTCTTGGCCAAGTCCTTAATAGTCTGTGTAACATCATCTGTCACATCTGGCTTTGTAAGTCCAAGCCTTGCTGTTTTAGTACTCATTAGATATCCTTCCACTCGAATTTGAGTGATACATCATTGCCTGGATGGTTCTCGTTATCGCCAACGTACATGTTGTTTTGCCATGCGCCGCGAACGCTCTCCCACGTCTTACCTGTGTAAGCTTGCCATTTAAGGCTCTTGAGCCTGTTCTGGCCTGCTCTTGCAAGATAACTAAGTGTGAGCCCGTCAAAGCGATTCCACTTATCACCGGTGTAATCACGCCATAAGGCTGTACCGTAGTCAGGTGTGGTGTTCACTGTGATTGTGTTATTGCCGTTGTGAAGACGTGCTGCATCGCTCGACCATACGCCGGGGCTTAAGAAGAAGCTCGTACCGTTGATGTTTACGATTGCGTTCGCCTGCGTTGTAATAACCGCTAGAGCGTCATGCGCAGGGCCGTCAACAACGTAAGACTTGCCAAGCTCACCATTAAGCAAATACTCGACAATGCCCTTACTCTTGTAAGGCTCACAAACAACCTTCACTTTGAGCGCAACGCCTTGCATAAACATCTTTTGGGTATCGACTTCAAAGCGTCCGTGGTAGGAATAGTCCTCATCCCAGGACAGCTTGAAGTCATACGCTCTGCCATGCAAGAAGTTGCGCAGCTTAGTAAGAGACTGCTCAATCTCAGCCCAGTCAAGAGCTGCATTTGGATAGCAAGTAAACTCGATTGTTCGCTTACCAAAAAGCGGGCGGTGTGCGAACCACTCAGAGAGGTCTAGAACACCATCAGCTCCAGGAATAGTGACTTGCATTGTCTTTGGTGCGGGTGGCGTGTCAACGTAATCTGTCATGATCATGTTGAACGTCTCACAAAGCGGCGTGCCATCTACATACATCTCTAAATTCATCGACTTGCCACCACCTTATACGCACCAAGATTGGCATCAACGTATGGAGATACAACACCGCCAACAAGTCTTGCATCCATGTAAAGCTTCATGTTCTTAAGGTCCTCACGCATGTTTCTAATCTCAGCAACAACAGCGCTCTCATGGTTAGACTCATTCATTGCGTCAACCATGTAACCCTTGATGTTGTCGATTGGAAGAATCGCTTCAGGGCCAGCTTCACCGCCAACCATAGGACGTGTGCCGTTCATTCCAAACATCGTTGGCTTAGTCAGAATGCCGCCTTCTGCGTACCAGTCAATACTGAGATGTGGAACGGAAGGTGGAGCAATCGAGAAAGAACCAGAGATGTTAAAGTGTGGCAGCTTAATGTGTGGAAGCTGAATAACAAGACCAGCAAAGAAGCTCTTAATCCTGCCAGGAATACTAGAGATAAAGCTAACCATGTTATTGAAGTTGCTTTTGATACCGTCACCAATCGAATAGCAGAAATTCTTCCATGCAAGAAATGCGGCTGTTCCAAGTGATAGTGCGGCGGCAATACCGCTCATACCATTGTGGACAACTGTTGCTAGTCCTTCAATAACTGGTCTAAGACCGCCGCAAATCTCGCGGACAGTAACGCCAAAGCTAGCTGCGTCACTACCAGCATTGGACATATCGTCACCCATGTCCTTAAAGAGAGGGCTAACAGACTGGATGCAAGCTGTGAGGTCCTTTGCAATCTGGTCGATGAGGGGCTGTAAAGCATAGAAGACACCGTTAATGGTATCAATCAAGAAGCTCAGAACGCCGTTCAAGCCTTCCATTGCGCCACGGACAAGCGGTAGTACACTAACGCCAAGCTCCATGAGCGGCTCAATAAATGGAGTAAGCACGTTCAAAATGTTTGTGAGCAAGTCCATAAAGAACTCTAGAGCCAGTGACACCTGCTCCATATTAGCCTTGAAGATACCATTGACTTCATCAAGGGCGTTAGTATTCTCAATGATGTTATTGAAGGAATCGCCAATTCCTTTTGCAAAGTCTTCAATTGAGCTTATAAGCCCCTCAAGAGAATCAGCCACGCCGTAGACATCGAATCCCGTTGTGTCGATGAAGTCACCGATTGCAACTTGGTTGTCAGACAAGAAGGACTCAATAGATCCTGTCAACTTTTCTGCGACACTAGCTCCAAGGTCTTTAAGGTCCGTTGCCTTTGCTGCGCTCGTAAAAGATGAGAACATACCAGAAACAATTGACTTAAAGTCAAGACTCTCAACAACAGCAGCAAGCATGTTGCCAAGCTCCTCGCCGATACCCTTCGCAACGTCTGGCAGAGTCTTAAAGAGTCCCTTAGTAATTCTGACGATTGTTGGAATGAGGTTCTTAGCAACCGTTCCGATAGACTTCAGAAGCTTCTCGGACATGCCCTCAATGTCGCCATTAGGGTCTGCGATGGCCGTAAGCCAGTTCTCCCAGGATGCTTGCATCATCTGAATAGAGCCTTGGATAGTCTCTGCTGCTTCTTCAGCAGAGTTGCCCATGATGCCCTGCTGTTCCTGGATGTCATGGATTGCCTGGACGATGTCACCATACTTCTCAATGGTTAAATCACCAGCACGGCCCTGCGCCTTCTCAAAAGCGTTAGCGTCTGCAATAAGACGCTCCATCTCTTGCTTTGTACCGCCATATCCAAGCTTCAAGTTGTCGAGCATGGTGTAGTTCTGCTTCGCGAAGCCTTGATATGCGTTCTGAATGTCTTGGAGATTAGAACCAAAGATTGACGCATTGTCAGCCATGTCAGTAATTGCCATGTTGCCCGCACGAGCAGCTGCAACTACATCGCCACCAAAAGACTGCTTCAATGCCGCGCCCATGCTGTTGAGCTGATCCATGTACTGGTTCATCGAGACACCAGCAACGGCATAAGCTGCTTGAGCATTAGCCATTACTTGGCTCGATGCTTCGCCAAAAATCTTCTCAACGCCGCCAGAAAGCTGCTCAAAGTTTGCATACGCGTCAAATGATTGTTTGCCGATTGCAATCATTGTGGCACCGATTGCCGCAACTGCTGCCGTAACTCCCAAGGCAGCTGTCTTCATACCGTCAAATGCAGCTGTTGCTACGCCTTCGTTAAAACCTTTAGTCGATGGAATGACAGATACATAAGCAGAACCTACTTCTGCGTTAGCCATATTCACCTCCTAAATTAGTGTGAGTCCCACCAGTCATTAAATTGACTAATTGGGATTGGGTCCTTGCCGTAGACCTCCTCTTTGGCGCTCTCAACGCCAGGGCGTGTGAGCGGCTTAGGCTTAGGCTGCTTCTTGGTTGTGTGAGCAGAGGAGTACATCCACGTTAGCTGGCTTATTTGGTCTGAGAGCTTTGCAAGAAGTTGAGGAACAATCTCTTGTGACTCCCAAAGTGCATAGTCAATGTCATTGGGATGTGTTGCCTTCCAAAGAGCTGAAGACTTAGGCAAGTTATTGATAAAAGAAAAGAGCGCCCTATAAGTAAGGCGCTCTCCAAGGTCATCTAATGTGAAGCCTGTGAGGGTCATGAGGTCATATTCAAGCTCTCCAGTATGCTTAAGAATTAACTGCGAGAGCCAAACTATTCCCCCGCTTCAACCTCACCAGCTTCAACACGCATCTTATTCCACTCAGACATGATGGAAGATAGATCGTCAATACTAAGCTTCTCAACCTCAACAACATAAGGCTTCAAGAAGCTTACGAACCACTTTACTGCCTCCATGCTAGAAGCTTCAGCATTCTCAAGAATGCCAACACGCTCAATGTCTGCGAGGGTCAGCTGGAGAGGAATATGACACTCTGCACCGTCAACGGTAATATCAAGCGTCTTCTGAGAGGTTGAGAAGTTAAGCATTATCGAGTCACTACTCCATCATCGGTAAGAATGTAGATACTGTTACCCTGTGCATCTGGCTGGCACTTCAGCTCGACTGGAAGTGTTACAGCTTCAGCGGACTGGAAGTTCATCTCAGAAGGTGGGATAGCCTGGCCGCGTGGAACGATAATCATCATCTTCGCAGCGCCGTCCTTCAGCTTGAACACCCACTCGCGGACCTCTGGAAGCCTTGCGCCGATTGCAATCTTCATCTGAGTGCCACGAGTAGAAGTTGCAGCGGTAACGGTTACTGCATCCTTACCAAACGCGCGAGTCGCTGCACGCTCAGACATCTCAAGCTCAGTGAACTTGACCGTACCATCGAACTTCTCAAGAAGCTGACGCACATTAGCGCCGTTTGCTTCAGTGATGTCCTTAGTTGAGTAATCGGTGGATAGAGCAATACCGTCGCTGGAGATATAGCCAGAATCCTTAAACGCAGCATTAAGAGCAGCGTTTAAGTCTGTTGGGATAGGAGTTCCAACTGGAGCGTCCAGGACAGCGCCAGTAGTAGCCTGGTCGAGAGCGCCTACAAGTACTTTGGAAGCGTCAACTGCCATAGTTAATTCCTTTCATCTTTAATATTGACTGACATAGAAAACGTGACCTGCCACACGACAAAGTCGCCTTCTTGCTTGCCATAACTAAATACGTTTGGCGTGAAGACAGCGTTAATGTTTCTGTCGGTTGGCGGGGTCACTTTAAGAGCAATGGCCAACTCATGAGCAACCTGCTCAGAACGTGCGCTGCTCCTCGTCCATATTGATATGGTGTACTCAGGGGAATCATGCGGATAGTCCATCTCGCCGCCTGTGCGGTCAACAAGAAGGAACTCATCTGGAGTGTTCTTCTGAACTTCGGTTGAACATGGCAAACCGATTGTGGTATGTGCCCACTTAATGACGTGCTCCATTGAGCTGAATATCATGATTACCCCCTAGCTGCTTTTTGCAGCGTGTTATGCAGAGCATTAGAGTTGATTGCGTGTACGCTTGCTGTATGAACAACCGCATGAGCACGATTCTTGCCGACTGTGACTTTTACGCCATAATCCTTTGCACCATACATTGAAGCGGCACGAGCTCGTATCTTCTCTGCACTCTTACGTAAGACTTCCTGCGTCTTGGCACCAGTCAAGATTGATGTCAGCTTGTTTGCTTTATAGATCATCTTGACTGTGCCGCCCGCGTTAGAAGCCGTGAACTGCCTAGCCATCTACAACTCCAAGCGGTACTAAGCAGCTCCATCTCCAACCCTTTGGAATCATCTGCTCTGGGAAGTCAACCGGCGCACCAACAACGTTGAACCAACGCTTTCCATCCGGACTAACCTGCGCGCGTCTGAGACGCTCTGCCCATCCTCGAGGGAAGTAAGCAGTCGCTGTAACTTCAACGCCTTCAGGTCTACTTACTTCCAAGTCCTTTGGTTGGAAGGGTGCGAATAGACATCCAGGAACACTTATTGGCTCTGAATATGTGAATGACTCATTGCCAAATCGGTCGGCACCAGATGAGGTGCGCTCCTTAACAAAGAGCGTCATTGTTGGCTTCATTAGTCCTCCCTTGGCAAAGGGTTCGCAAATACTGCGTACCCCTCATCAACTCCAAGAAGTGACTTCTCAAACGATGTGAAGTAGATGTCCCCTGTTGGGTTTGAGTAGGATACCGAGCCGCCAAAAGGTGACGCAGTCCAGGACTGCGACTGCACTCCGATTGGTGTCTCTGAACCAGCTTGAAGAACTCGGATTGCCACCTGGCAAACGACAAGCTTCAGAACAGCTGGGTCCTTAGACTCAACATCACAGAGAGAGCCAACAGCTGCAGAAATAAGGGAGAGCAGGTTCTCTGCCCTCCCTTCATCTGTTGCTTCTAGGGTTGGAAACATTGCTTTTAAGTCGCTTAGAGTTGCGAAGGGCTTATTCTGCCCAGCCATGACTAAGCACTCTTAAGAACTGCGAAGCCCTTAGGGTCAATGACTGCGTAAGAGTAAACAACCTCTGCGCGGTAAGCTACCTGGCCAAGACGCTTGAGGTCGCCAAGTCCGTCTGGGTCACCAGTCTCGATGGTCTCGATGTTGATGTCGCGGACAATACCCCACTTGATGAGGTTGAAGTCGCCCATAACAGCGAGAACCTTGGTTGCAGTCTTAGCAAGAGCACCGGAAACGGTGTTGGAAGTTGCAGCTGCAAGGCCGTCAACTACACCAGTGTTGAGGTTGATTGGAATCTCTGGGAACATACGCAGACCGGTGTTCTTGACGCGAACCTTACGCAGGCTGGAAGCATAAGCCTTTGAGAGACCGATGCCAGAGATGGAGTAACCAGGGTCAACTGCGTCAGCGAGTGCATCAAGGTCAGCAGCTGGGTCAGTGGTTGCAGTGACAACGGTTGCACCAGCAGTCAGAGCAGTCAGACCAGAAGCAGCCATGCCGGTTGCAGGATTGAGACCATGGAAGACGAGATAGTCAAGACCACGGCCAAGAGCAGCAGCAGACTTGTCAACGATTGCGTCAACAATCTGAAGCTGACTGTCCTCGTCTGCCCACTGAACCTCATTTGAGAAACGGACAGTGACAGAGAGCTTCTTGATGATGTGGTCGACTGGCTTCAGACCGACAGTCTGAGAAGAGTGCTGTGTGGACTCGCCGACAATCTCAGCTTCTGGGTCCTGGGTGAACAGGATGGAAGCGCGGTTTGCGAAGATTGCTGGAGAAGAAGCAGACAGAGTCTGAATGACGGAAGTGTCTGCAACCTTGGAGACAAGGTCCTTTGCAATCTCAACAGGGAGCTTAATGTTAGTAGTATTTGTTGCTGGCATTGTTAAATCCTTTCTTAATTACCAAATAATTGACGTGCAAGTTCAACCTTTGCGGAGTTATCTCCTGCTTCTGTAGTGAACTTGCCAGGGTGTGGAGCTTTTACTCCTGATTTAGGCTTTAAGTGCTTGACGAGTACCTCTGCAAACTGGCGCATATCCTCTTCTGTGGAACCAACAACAAGCTCTTCTGGCACATTAAACTCAGACGCAATCTTTCTCTTCATCGAGGCTTGTTCCTCACGGGTCTTGTAGCCCTTTACTGCGTCTTCCGCTTCCTGTGCGCGCTTCTGTGCTTCTGCAAGCTCCTCTGTGGCTTTGGAGTTCTCCTTGGAACGCTTCTCCCATTTGCGTGCTTGAGCTTTCCAATAGTCAACAGTGTCAGTCTCATCAAGCTGTGCAGCTTCTTCTTTGACTTCCTCTGTTGTCTCTTGTACTTGCTCCTGCTCAGTAGTGTCTGGCATCTTGTGCCCCTTTCTTTCTGTCCGTGCGGACGTTAATAAAAAACCAGCTGTGCAGCTGGTTGATTACACCGATTGATTAGAGTCAGTATCTTGTTCTTGCTGTTTGCGCTTCTGTTGCTCTTGGTATTCGAGCCACTTTGCGTAGTATTCCTTTGGGTTGTAACCACCAACCTGTGTTCCAGGCTTACCAGCTACAACCTTGCATCGACAGTGATCGTGGTAATGTCTGGTTGCGCCTTCTTTGTTGAAGTAGAACCCGTTTGCGGCAAGACGAGCGCAGAATTCACACTCATTGCCCTGTGGAACACGTGCAAACTTCAGTCCATGACGTGAACCTGCGTTTGTTGTGGTCCTGTTTGCTTGCTGCAATACTTCGCTCTCAAGCAGGTTGCCGCACATCTCCAAGAACTCTAAAGCTTTGATGTCGTTGTGTGCGGCAAATTCTGCAATCTGCTCACGGTATTTGGTGTTTACAAACATCGGAACATTTGCGAGGTCGGTATTACTCGCATGCTCACCACTTGTTTTGTCAAAAAAATCAAGTGCAATTGAACCAGCTGCATCACCATACGTGAGTGTGACGCTTATCATTGACTTGTTGACAAGCTCAATAAACTCAACGTCATCCATGTCTGGCTTAATCTTCAAACCAGCTTGGATGAGTCGTTCAAGACTGGAGCGTGCTCTACCTTGCAAGCGTGTAAGCGTTGCATGGTATGCGTCCATCTCTCTTTTGCTGATATTCATGCTTACTCACCTTGTGAGGCTGCTTTGACAAGCTCCTGTGAAGCGAACCTGCGTCTGTCAGCTTGGAGTTCTGTGAGAACATCATCCTTATAGCCAAGAGCTCGCAGAGGAACATCAGAGCTTGCGAGCCATGGGAATGTTGACACCTGCTTTGTAATGGCATCCGACATCGAGACAGGTGATGGCGTTTCTGGGTTAGCAAACACAGCTGTTGTCTCGTTGTCTCGCATGGCGCTGTAGAAGTCCAAATCATGCTTTACCGCAAGAGCCATAGCAGAGACGTTTACAAGAGAGCGCTTGCAAGAAGCGATGTAGCTTGTGATGTCGATGATTGCATCTTCCTGGTTAGCGATGATGGCATCTGCTGAAGTTGGATTAGCGGACGTGAAGCTAAGCGAGGAAAGAGGAACATTGGTTGCGTCTGAGAACATAGAAGCAAGCAGCTTCATATAGTCACTGTGTGGCTGCATAGTGAGCTGTGGCAGCTGGCCATAGTTTGGAATCTGCTTGTTCTTGTTTGGCGTTGCGATAAACGTTGAGCCAATGAATGCGCCAAAAGGTGAGTCAGCAATCTTCTGAGCAACGCTCGCATCAGCGCCAAGCAGATACTTCTGTGGAGCAGAAGCAAATGCAGCGGTTGCGCTCATGTTGAGAATCTCACGCTGAGCATCATCGACAAGGCTCATAACCGTGCGACTAATACGCGAAGTGCCAAAGGGGCGCTCAAGCGTTGAGTGGTATGCCACAGGTTCAACGGGTACCCTACCCATTGCGTGCGATTCTTCAGTTGCGAACCATCTACCATCGAGCAGGCTGAGTGTAATAAACGTGTCATCTGTGAAGACGTAGACAAGCGTTGGGGTCTTGATTGATTGTGACCTGTTCCACTCAGCGTCAACCACTACAAGGGCCGCTTCAATGCGCTTCTTAGCGTCCGACCAGATTGCAGACGCAGCAGTTGCGGGATAGCCGGAGATAACAACATCTGGCTCATTGAACTCTGGGTTGCCCTGGGTGACGCTAATGAAAGCAACTGAGTGTCTGAGTGAACTCATGACAACCTTGCGGACTAAGTTCTCTAAGTCATTCTCACGAGCAATCGTGCGCAGTTCTTCTTTGACAGCTGTGTCAGTTGCATTGAAGTTTTGGAACTGTACACGATCAGCCCACCAATTAACGCACTTTGCGGCCCAGTCAATCTTGGCATCAATCTTGGAAGCTAACTGGGGAAGAACAGAAACGCCTAAATCCTTAACCTTTACATTACCGTTGTAATAACGGTCTCTGAGAATATTCCTGGTATAGTGCTTGCGCCAAACTGCAACAAGCTGAGAGACAACCTCTCTGTTCTCATCAGATAGACCAATGGCAGCAGCCATGGAAGCATCTAGTCCTCTATCCACTAGAAGAACACCTCGCCTTCATCTTCATCATCTTCATATTGTTTTGCTGCCCAAGCAGCTAACGTTGCAGCTTCAACAACCGCTGCTCTCTCACCATCAAATCCCCAGCCGCCTGTGCGACCAATAGGGCGCTTGTAAGACTCAGTGACTGCCTTAGTCAGTTCATCTTCTTCTGAGTCATCCAGGGAGTCAGGTTTGAACCATGTAATCGAGCCTTCATTGACTGCGTCGACAAAATCAACGTTGGCCGTGATTAAGTCAGCAGCCGCAGGAATTGTCACATTGTCTTCTGGAACAGAATCAATGACACGTCTATAAAGAGACTCAGCACCAGCTTTGCCATCAATAATGACGGGCACCGTTTGAGCACGCTTAGTCACAAACTCTGCAAGCGCTTGCTTACCGCCGATTGTGGCTCTCTTGTCTACGAGCTCAACGTGTGTGTTGTCGCCGTCTTTGATTGCGACACATACAGCGAAGTAAACTCCATCAACTGAGAACTTCACCGCATAGGCAGAAGGTGTGCCTTGTGGTGGCGTAGATGTTGCGCATCTCTGCCAAGTCTCTTTGTCAATGAGCGGCGCTCCAGCACCTCCTGCAAGCTCCTGTGGAGTGAGCCATACTCCTAAACACTCTTGCGCAAATTGCAAACTGTCCATCTGAGTTCTAAGAGCTCTGAGTGCTGTAATGTTCGTAATACCTTCTGCAAGTGAGGGTGCTGCTTGGTGCCAACGCTCCTCATCTGTGACATCGCCAATCTCTTCGAGTCCGTATTCAATCCAGGAAGTCTCAATCTCGCCTTTGTTGTTGATGGCATCTGAACGCATCTTGTCAAACTTGTCAGCAGGAGAGCCAGCTCGCCTTGGAGTACCCATGTAAATGAATTGTGGATTCTTGTTAGGACCACTGGAAGTAGTTGGAAGCAGTGCTTGAACGTGCTCTGGCAAAAGCTCCTGTGCCTCGTCAACCACGATGATGTCGAACGTATTGCCAAGGTTTGCCGTCTTAGTACGGCAACTGAAAGCAATGAAGCCTTCTCCTTTACCTTCTGCCTGTGGCTTGAAGGTAAAGCTTTCTTGTGCGGTCTTTGACGATACTCTCAAAAGCGCATCATTGAAGTACTTGATACCTCGCACCTCATCGTTTGGCTTTGTGCCTAAGATATTGCGAAAGTCCTCGAGCGTCTTAACTGTGGTGTTGTAATTGTGTGCCGTCCATAGAATGCGATACCCAAACATCATGGCAAGTGTGATGATGTACCACTCAACAATGGTCGTTTTGCCATTCTGCCTTGGAACTGACAAACCGAAGATGCGCTGAATGAACTGAAGGTCAGTATCAACTGCTGCGAGTATCTCAAGTGCTTTGATTTGCCACTGTGCAAATTCAAAGCCACCCTCTTTAGCAAGTGCAATGACAAGCGGTGCAAGTGATTTGGTGTAAGGCTTATAGATGCAATACCTAGGCTCCAACGACGAACTTGAGGGCTTGTGCGACTGCGTCGTCGTGCTTTGTCTCAACGACATCTGTTGCATCAGCCCCCTCCAGTTCAGCAATCTGCGTGACCGCTGCTCGATACTCTTTTGAAATTGCGGAAATGTTGCGTGGATCAGCAACGAGCATTTGCTCTCTGAGCAAATTGCGAAGCTCCTTCAAGCGCTCGATTGTGTTCTGTTGTTTGCGCTCTCTGAATGGCAGCGTGTGAGTAAGCGTCTCTTTGTCAGGGAGCTTCTCCATCGCTGTCTTTGCTGCGTTGTTTTTTTGTTGGTACAAGCTGTAGTACTTCTGCACTACTCGCACAGAACGTCCGATGGTATCTGCAATAACCTTGTTTGGAACGCCCTGGTCCTTAGCTTTTAGAATGTAGTTAATCTCAGTTTGCGAGAGTGTTGCTCCATGCTTACTATTCGCCATGCACGCTCCTTCCGTTCACGTGTGCATTCTCATTCGTAGCCAGCTATATTGCTCCGTCTGAAAAAATGGCTCTGTGCCGCCGAGATAGCCGCTGCTTATAGGGGGTGAGGGTTGCCCCGCCCCATCTTCACCACTGTCTGCTTCTGAATATCTTGCCCTGGCTTACATCGCAAGGAATCTTGTTACTCTTCTCACGATTGCAGTGTCTGTGAGTAGCTTGTACGTTGTCCTGGCTGAGCGCCGCCGCTTGCCCAGACTCAAAAGGACCAGCCCAGCAATGACGCTGAGCGTTGTAAAGTCTGAGCCAGTACCTGGACACTGGCACAACTTCATCAACTTCAAACGCATCTGGATGTCCAGCAGGTAGCGCATAGTTAATTGGCTTGCCACAAATGGCGCATGGTAGTCCTTGAGCCATAAGCCAGGCTCTCAGCTTCCGTCTGGCATTGCCGTTGCCTTGCCTGACATTCTTTGCCACTAGATCACCTTGCTAAACAAAAAAGCGCCCTGGCTTGTACCAGAACGCTTATTAGTTCCTTTGTTGCGTAAATCGCTACTGTACATAATATCACAAAACAGTACGCAAGAGTACGCAAGAGTACGCAGAACTTAATTTCTCGAGTTCTCCATATCTTTACGAATGAGTTCTTTTATGTAGCTCGAGCGGTTCTTCTTTGACTCAAGAAACTCTAACAAGTCTTTATCGCTTGGATACAGGTTGAACATGATCGCCTTAACGTTGTTTTTGCGATACTTAGCGCTTGCCCTCTTTTGAGCTTCACTAGTAGCCATTATCGACTTTCCTTCTTGCGGATAGTTTTGTAAAGAAAGTGCGTTACTGCAACAGTAACCAATATGAGTAATACGTTTTCCATTTTGTGCTCCTTTATGTTAATCTTAGAGCCTAGGAGATACCAGCTGCAACTGATATCCCCTTTGGCTTTAAGTCCTTACTCTTCGTCGGGGTGGGACTTTTTTAGTTTCTCTGCAATCTTTTCAACTGTGACTGTGGCTACTGCTGTGAAGACTGCAAGAAACAATTGCCATATCTTTTCTTCCATCTCTCACCTCCTTTCTTGTTGTATATAGTATATAACTATTATCTATACAATACAAGCAAAAAGGCAAAAAAGATTATTTATTTTTCAAGAATTTTTCGATGTAATTCTCCTCATCAATTGTCTCAAAGACTTCACGTTCTAACTGCTGAAGCGTCCTCACAGGAGTAAGAAGTCTCTCAGATACATCACTCCAAGTCATGCATTGAAGATAGCGCCATTGAAGTAAATCAGCATAGATAGAGCTACTCATTAATTGACATATTCCACCATCACCAAGCTGACTCACGCCGTAAAGCAGCGTGTAGGCATCATTGATATAGTCATAATTGTCATTCATTCTTTTAGACAGTAACGCTTCTAGATCTATGCGCTTATCTACTTTTGCCATCGTATCTTGATTAGAGCCTTTACTCCCGCCAACTGAATAAGATTGAGCTTTTGCTCCCTCAGTTTCTTGAAGGCTCATAATTTGCTGCAATGCTCTTGTATTCTCTCTTGACGCTTCTGCTACACCATGAAAGAACTCTGACGCGGTCAAACCACTGTAATCCATAATTCTCCAAACGTATCAACGTTTAGTTAGAGTAGTTATTTAAATTATATGATTTAGCTGGCTTAATAGA